AATGGTATAGACATTGATGATTACATTGAAATTGTTAGAGGTGGAGGTGGAGGTGGAGACCCAACAGATACTATGATTTTAATGACAGATGAAAGTCAAACACCACCAAAAGTTGAAATACTACACACATCAAACAAAATGACTAACGCAGACATACAATCAAATTCAACACCAATTAGGTCATTATACGCAATAGACGAAGACTTAAAAAATAGTGATATGTCTGATGAAGAAAAAGAAGAAGTTAAAAAAGAAACAAAAAAAGCAAGAGATACCATTAGACAAAAAGATAAAGAAATATCAAGAGTGGTTAGTGCTCAAGGAGATAAAATTGAAAATTTTGATGACGAAGCACTAAATAACCAATTAGATGCATTAGAGGGAAATAAACCACCAGAAATATCTTCTGCAAAAGGTAAATATTGGAGAGAAGCCGTATTACGAAATAAAGCTGTAAAAGACTATATGAAAGAAAATAGTATTAATCCAGGCCCTAATGGTGAAAATTTAAGTAGAGAAGAAAAATTAGCAATATTAAGAGTTTATAATGCAGATTTAAATAAAAGGTCTAAAATATCTTTAGAGGGTGGTGAACCACTTACAAAAGGAGATATAAGAATATTATCAAAAGTTGCCGAGAATGAAGATAAAATTACAGGTAAACCAAAAACTGAACCAGTATTTAATGAAGAAGATGTAAATCAATTATACAGAGACCAATTTGATGCTATCAATAATATGAGAAAAACTTTAAATGAAAAACACAATGGTTATGGTGATGAGGTGTTTAAAAAAGAAATGATTAGTAGAATGCATTTAAATGTAGCTGAAGGACATAATCCTGGTTCATCTGAAACATCTGAAGGAATACCAGAAGAAAACTTTGAATTAAATATGGGTAGAAACGAAAGTTCCATAAAATATGATAAAGAAACAGGAGAAATGTATCAAAGAATTGGAAGAAAATATTTCAAAATAGACCCGAAAACTGGTAAAAAAATTGTTCCTGAGGTAGAAAAGAAAATTAGTGAACTGGAAGAAGGTGATATTGCAACAATAGCTACACCAGAAATTATAGCTTCTTGTGTAGCGGGTGATGATTATCCATTAGAAAAAGGAACTTTACAAGACAAAATTAAAGTTAAAGAAGCAGAAACCGTTGAAGAAGGTCGTCAACAAATATACATCATATATGATTTAGAAGGTAATGAAATTTGTAGACAAACCGTTCGTTCTAAAACAGGATTGGGTGGAACTTCTAATGATGAAATTAAATGGTCTCCAGATATGATGGCTTGTATGCAAAGAAAATCACATAATATTGAAAAAGGTATAGAATGAAAACTCAATTATTATGCACCTTCACAACACACAGCAAGTTAAATCTTGTTGTTGATTCAATTATAGATTCTTATACTATTTTATTTGATAAAATTTATGTATTTCAAAACGAAGATGATGCAGGACAATTAATTTGCACTTATAATATAGAAATGGTTGAAGATTATTATGACGGAGATGAAGCCATATCCGGAACAATCTCTTTACATAGAAAAAAACAATCCAACACATTATACACAATTAATGCATTAAACGAAACAATTAGAAGTTTAAACAACGGAGTATTGGATAAGTCATTTCCAATCCCGTGGGAAAACTATCAAAACAATTTACTATTGACAAATGAAGAAGGGTTGAATATTATCCCTACAAAAATATTCAAAATAATAAATGTTAAAGATTGGTAAAAAAGCTTGGTATTTTCCAAAACTTCTTTATATTTATTACTGAATTAACAATTAAACAATTAACAATTACTTAATAGGAGACACAAAATGGATATTAACGCAATCAAAAAAAGGTTAAACCAGTTACAATCAACCAACACGAGAACTTCAAATCTTTGGAAACCGCAACCAGGAAAACAACAAGTTAGAGTAGTTCCTTACAAATTCAATCCAGATACACCATTTATAGAATTATTTTTTCACTATAATTTAGGTGGTAAGAACTATCTTTCACCAATCAGTTTCGGTAGACCAGACCCGATTGAAGAATTTTCACAAAGACTAAAAACAACCGGTAGTAAAGATGACTACAATCTTGGTAGAAAATTAGAAGCCAAGATGAGAACTTTTGCACCTGTTATTGTTCGTGGTGAAGAATCTGAAGGAGTTAAGTTTTGGGGATTTGGAAAGACAGTTTATCAAGAACTTCTTTCAATCATTGCTGACCCAGATTACGGAGACATTACAGACCCGAAAAATGGTCGTGATATTACATTAGAGTTTAAAACTGCTGAAGAAACAGGAGCATCATTTCCTTCAACTTCAATTCGTGTTAAACCTAATCAAACACCGATAACTGAGGACTCTAATATATTGGAACGAATTAAAGATACTCAAAAAGAAATTACTGAAATTTATCAAGAGTTGTCATATGAAGATTTGACAAATGTCTTGAATGAGTGGTTAAATCCTGATGAAGAAACAACAGAAACTTCAACAGAAGAATCACAAAAACCAGTAAATGAATTTGACCAAAAACTAGCAGAAGACAAAGCTAAAAAAGAACAAGCTTCAAAAGTTCAAGATGCTAGTCAACAATTCGACGATTTATTCAACAATTAAGGAGTAGAAAATGTCAGTAAAAGACGATTTGGCTAATGTCATAGCCGATAACCTGAACAAAAAGTTCAAAGACAACAAAGTAGCGTATTTCCTTGACGGAAGTGATGATACACCAACAGACATTAAAGACTTTATTTCAACAGGGTCTTCAATGTTAGACTTAGCAATCTCTAATCGTGAAGACGGAGGTATTGCTGTTGGTAGAATTACAGAAATCAACGGATTAGAATCAAGTGGTAAATCACTACTTGCATCTCACATCTTAGCAGAAACTCAAAAGAAAGGTGGTATCGCAGTTTATATGGATACAGAAACATCAGTCAGTAGAGATTTCTTAGAAGCTATTGGTGTTGATGTTAGTAAATTGTTATATCTGCACTTCGAGTGTGTTGAAGATATATTTGAAGCCATTGAAGATATCATTACCAAAGTTCGTGAATCAGACAAAGATAGATTAGTAACTATCTTGGTGGACTCACTAGCGGCTACATCAACAAAAGTTGAAATAGAAGCAGACTTTGAAAAAGACGGATATGCGACTACAAAAGCAATCGTTATCTCAAAAGCACTTCGTAAGATAACTCAAATGATTGGTCGTCAAAGAGTAGCACTTGTCTTTACAAATCAATTAAGACAAAAATTAGGTGTGATGTTTGGAGACCCGTGGACTACGAGTGGTGGTAAAGCATTACCATTTCACGCTTCAACCCGTGTTAGATTAAAAAATATGGGTCAAATCAAAGATAGTAAGAAAAAGAATATCTTAGGTATGAAGTGTAGAGCTCAAATCATTAAAAACAGATTAGGCCCACCTTTGAGACACGCAGACTACGATATGTATTTTGATTCCGGAATTGATAACTATGGTGGTTGGTTAAGTGTAATGAAAGAACACAAACTTGTTAAATCAGGTGGTGCTTGGTACACTTTAGAATACCGCAAAAAAGAATATAAATTCCAATCAAAAGACTTCAAAGAGTTAATGGAAACTAATGACGGACTTCGTAATCATCTTTACAAACAAATTTGTGAAAAATGTATTTTAGAATACCAAAAAGGCAATGTAGGTATTGATGATATAGAATACACAGGAGAAGTCATTGGAGATGAATAAATCTAAGTATTTATCGATTCTTAATGAAATTAAAGAACAAGGCGGCTCGGAACTTGGAGATAATCCAAATGAAAATGTGTTGATAATAGATGGCCTAAATACTTTCATTAGAGTGTTTAGTGTTATACCAACTACTAATGATGATGGGACACACATTGGTGGAATAGTTGGTTTTCTGAAATCAATAGGTTACACAATCAATATGTTTAGACCTACTCGTTGCATCATAGTTTTTGATGGAAAGGGTGGGTCAAGTCGCCGTCGTAAATTATATCCAGAATATAAAGCCAAAAGAAAAACTAATATTCGGTTAAACAGAGCGTATGGGTTTGATAATATTGAACACGAACGCGAAAATATGATACGACAAATCAGAAGAACGATTGATTACTTAGAACATTTACCGATTACTTTACTATCAATAGACAATGTGGAAGCCGATGATATTATTGCATACGCATCCAAACAAGTTTTAACTGATAGTAAAGTAACGATAATGTCATCAGATAAAGACTTTCTTCAATTAGTTGATGACAGAATTTCAGTATGGTCGCCAACAAAGAAAAAACTATACAAACCAGAACAAGTAATGGAAGAATATGGTATTCCTTCACATAATTTATTAATGTATAGAATATTTGACGGAGATAAATCTGATAACATTGATGGAGTTCGTGGTTATGGATTAAAAACCGTAATTAAAAAACTACCATTTTTACAAGAAGAAAAACAATTTTCGGTTGATGATGCAATAAAAGAATTAAGTGAGTTAGAAGAACATAGAGAAACTATGGAACGAAACTTTGATTTAATGCAATTACACAATGTAAACATATCAGCTTCAGCCAAAACAAAAACCATAGACAAAGTAAGAGAACCAGTTCCTAAATTACAAAAAGAAACATTTAAAAAAATGTTCATAGAAGACAAAATGTATTCAGCACTTCCAAATTTAGAAACTTGGTTACAAACTAAATTTCAAACATTAGTAAAATTTATAGGACAATAATGAAAAGTAAAATATTACAAGGTGATTGTTTAGATGTAATGAAAGATATTGATAATGATACATTTGATATTGTTGTCAGTAGTCCACCTTATAATATTGGTATGAATTATAATACTTATGATGATAACCAAGTAGATTATGTTGATTGGCAAGTGAAAGTTTGGAACGAAGTTTGTAGAGTATTGAAACCAACAGG